TGGCCACCAAGATGTTCAACGTGGTCGGTACGCCCACCTCTGGCGCCATCGAGTTCACCAAGAACCGGGTCACCTGGTCGTGGAACAACGTGATCTACGGCGATGCCATCAACACTGGCGCCGCCGCAACGCCGACCACGAGGTTCACTCACACCGATCCGCTGTGGACGTGGTCTTCGATCACCGAAGGCCCGACTGCTATCTACGCGGCAGGCGGAACGTCGACCAGGTCGGAGATCTGGAAGCTTGTTCCCGACCTGACCGCAGCAGGCTCAGCCGCCTGGGTTCCTACCGTGACGGCCACCATGCCGACAGGCGAGGTCATCAGGACCATCTACGGGTACGTCGGCTCGTTCATCGGCATCGCCACGAACAAGGGCTTCCGCGTCGGAGAGATCGACCAGAACGGCGACATCTCCTATGGTCCGCTTCTGTTCCAGCCGACAGGCGGTTGCATCGGCATTACCGGGTTCGACCGCTTCATGTACGTAGGGTCCACAACGGCCCACGATGGCGCCTCTGGGCTCTTCAGGGTGGACCTGGGCACTCAGGTGCAGGAGCAGACCACGAAGGCCCTGAGGTACGCCTACGCCCGCGACATCTACGCTACCGGGGTGACTCAGGGGGTTTACAGTGTGGCCACGATGGGCGCCTCAGGGCGCCTGGTGTTCACCCTGTCCAGCCACTCCGTCTGGCAGCAGAGTCCGACGGGCCTGTACACCACGGGCTACCTCCAGACGGGTCGCATCCGGTTCAACACGGAAGAGCCGAAGCTGTACAAGTTCTTCAGCCTCAGGTCTCCTTCCCCGCTGGCCGGGGATCTTCAGGTGGACATCATCAACCAGCTCGGGGCGGTAGCCCAGTCCACCACCTTCACTCCTACGTTCGGTCCATCTACGATCGACGTGGCGATAGCACAACCGCAGGGACCGCAGAACTGGGTGGCTATGAAGTTCACCTTCAACCGTGGCTCCGATCCTACGACAGGCGCAATCCTGAACGGCTGGCAGATCAAGGCGCTGCCCGGTTCCATCAGGCAACGGATGATCAACCACACCTTCCTCCTCTTCGACGAAGAGATGGACAAGGGTGGACAGCGTGTGGGGACCGACGGCTATGCCCGTGAGAGGTTCGAGGACTTCAAGGCCCTCGCTCGTGCTGGAGATGTCGTCACGTTCCAGGAATTGTACGAAGGCATCTCGACTCAGGTGGTTATCGACGACTGGAAGTTCACCCAGGACGCTCCTCCAGGTCCCGGAGGCGGGACTCTCGGAGGGAACCTGACTGTGGTGCTGAGAACAGTAGCAGAATCGACGTAAGATACCATCATACCCAGGGGGGGTACGTGTGGATCCGAACGACATCATCACAGTGCTTATCGGGACTGCCGGAGTTACCGGAGGTTTCTTCGGCGGCAAGAAGATGGGCAACGCCCAGGCTTCGGCCTTAGCGGTAGACACTGTGGAGCTGTTGCAGGTAGCGGTGAACGAGCTTCGCACTCAGGCGGAGCAGAAGAACGAGCTGATCACAGAGCTGACTGCTCGGGTCGGAGTCCTCGAAGGACTCGTGACTCAGCGGGCAGAGGTGGAACAAGTGCACGCGATCGTGGAACGCATCGCCGAGAAGGTGGGTGCGAGCTGTGAGCCCTGAGTGGTACAAGCCCCAGCCTCTCTCCCCGCATCAGGTCTACGATGGTGAAACCATCAAGGACATCCAGCGCACACTGTCGTGCCCGGAGACCGGAGAGATGGACGAGACCACAGTCAACCACATCAAGGGGTTGCAGTACGCGATAGGCGCTGCGGCTACCGGCCGCATCGACAGCCAGACGGCTGAAGGAATCCAAAGAATGAGGGACCGCTATGAGCGAGCGAGCTAAGGATTTTGCGGAACGAGTCGGAGCCACGTTCGGCTTCACGTTCCTGTCGGTGTTCAGCTTCACCGACCTGAGTACATGGCATGACGCACTGATCGCCAGTGCTGCGGCATGTGCGACGGTCGTCAAGGAAGGCCTGAAGGCCGCAGTCGGTAAGTGATTGAGCAAGACTAAGGGCGGGGCCTTCGGGCCCCGCCCCCTTTTTTTGTTACTTCTTGTCGAACGCTCCTGCACACAACAGGATACCGGCCACCAGCAAGACTAGCGCCAGGCCGCTCATCCCTCAACTCCGCAGAGCTGACAGACTCGGACGATCACCGTGTCACCAGGCCTGATGTACGGCTTCAGCACGAAGCTGTGCTGACCGTTACTGGAGTTCGGACACATCGCGTTCGATCACCTTCTCCTTCTCGGTCACCCATTCGAGCGTGCCGGGAGGCACTGCTTCAAGAACTTGCAGTTCGATCTTGACGGTGTGATCACCTGCGTTCACGTACGGTTCGGGCCCGACATTGCGAGTAGCGAACGGTCCGTAAAAGTAGACCTTCTCATAGGGCTTGCCGGGCCCGGGGTTCTGCTCCCATCGGCTCGGAATGGTCACACCTTTGCGGGTGATCTTCTGGCGGAAGACGTTGGTGCTCTCGGGGTCTCGCATTGGCCGTGCCATCAGCCCTCCGGATCTGCGATGAACGTGTCCCACGTGTCGTTGCTGTTGCGCTCCGCCTGAACGGCGTCGGTCTTGGCCTGCTGAATGGCGCCCTTCGCGCTGCCGCCTTCAGCGTCGGACAGCCGGTATTTGGCCATGCCTTCGGCCTGCGCCGCCTTCTGGTACGCGTCGTACTTCTTGCCCATCAGCGATCTCCTTCGGTGTCGTCCTTCGGGATCGGGCGGGGTTCGAGAACCGGCGTGCAGCTCAGCGAGAATCCGGCAGGGCAGCCGCAGTGCGGCGGGAAGTGCGGCGGTCGGATGCAGTTGTTCACTTGCTGCTCCTCTTCTCGATGGACTTGATGTCGTTCACTTGTCGGTGCTCCTTCGCTTCATGGCGTTGGCGCTGAACTGTGCGTCGAACTTCTTGCCCGCCTCTTCGGACTGCTTGGGTGAAGGGTGCGGGCCGGGGCCCGAAGGCCCCGCTAAGTCGTTCACGTCCTGCTTGCCTGAGTGGCGGCCCATCAGATCCTCACTTCAGAATAGTCAGGCAGCGTGCGGGCACCTTGCCCACCGCGCTGTACTTGTAGAGACTGCACGGTCCGGCGAAGTGGGCCCACACGCCGAAGACGATGAGCCCAGCGATGGCCAGCAGTCCCAGGATGGCTCCGAAGTCCTTCAGCTTCATCGGGTCAGCTCCTGGATGTAGTACTCTTCCCACTCGACGGTTGCCGTGTGGTTTTCCATCGTGAAGTTCGTGTCGTCCGGAGGCAGATCCATGCCGAAGCTCTGGGCGATCACCGTGAGGTGATCGTGCGCCTCGTCCTCCGACTGGAAGTACCGGGCTCCCACGACCTCGGAGCCCTCGGTCCCGTCGATGCTGACCCACGCGTCGATGATGATGAACACGCTCATGCGCTGGCCTCCCAGGCCTGGATGAAGTCCCGAACCAGAATGCTGTAGTAGTCCTTGCCGTCTTCCTCGTCACACTCCCACGACTTGTGAAGGTCGTAGTCGAGGATGACGAGGAAGCTGCGGAGCGTCTTGTCCAGACGCTCAGGGTCCAGTCGCTCGCTCACTTGGGAATCTCCTTGAGGCTGTAATCTTCGCGGATCAGAAGCCCGCCGAGCGTAGAGTTCAGACGTTCAAGCATCCACTCGGTGTCTTCGTCGTCCCACCCCTGGGGCTCGTTGATCTCCAGATGGTAGTGACGCTTCACTTTTTGATCTCCTCGATCGATCCGGAAACTACGTAGAGGCTGTAGTTGTCTGCGTGCTTGTCGCCGTAGTACAAGGGCCCGAGATCCAGGTCGTCCTTGGTCGGAGCGCCGACCTCTTCCAGGTAGTCGATGACCACCTCGAACTTGTAGCTGGTGCTCACTTCTTGATCCTCCCGAGAAGGTATTCCTTGCCGTGCTTCAGGTACATCGAGTTCGTGTCTTCTCCGTCGGGCATCCTCATCCGGACGACCATCGTGTTGCCTTGATCGATGTGCTCGGACATGGCGATCCACAGGTCCTTGCCTGCGGAGTCGCCGTCTTCGGCCAAGTATACACGACTGAAGTCTTCCAGCAGGTTGGCCCAGTGCTCCTTCCAGTTCTCCGCTCCCGGTACCGCGAGTGCCGGTACGCCGATCTGCTGCCAGGTGAGGGCATCGATCTCTCCCTCGGTGACAACGATCCAGTCCTCCGCCCAGGCTACGGACTGGACTCCGTACAGGTTGACCCCCGAGCCCTTGCGCTTGAGGTATTTACTGTGGTTCGGGATCTCCTTGCAGTTGTGGCTCTGGATGCAACGCATGCTTGCGTTCACCGGACCACGGTTGGTCAGGTAAGGAACAAACAGGTAACCCTCCATCGGCTCGTGCCCCGGAAGGGGGTTGCGAACAACCCCCAAACCGCGAGACTTGGCGAACCCGAAGTCGAGTCCCCTCCGGTCGAGAAAGTCCCGAGCCTCTTCGAGGTGCTCAGCGTACTGAAGCGTGGCCCGTTCGAGGTACTCACGCTGCTCTTTGCTTAGCGCGCCCACGCTTTGCCCCTCACGATCAAGCTAACCACGCTTTGCGCGACACCATACTCTTGCGCAAGCGCCGTGGCGGAAGTTGCACTAGGACGCCAACGGTTGCCCTTGACGTGCCGTTGCCGGATGTCATCCACTTGAGCCTGAGTCAACCTGGACTGACTATGGGTTTCACCAAACTGGCGAGTCTCCCCAAGGCGATACCTGTCGAGCACGTTTTCGCTCTGAGTCCCATAGCGAGTGTGCTCCAACCTGAAGCACAGTTTGTTGCCACAGGAATGCAGCACCTCTAGATCGCTCTCGCCCTCAACGATCTCACGCATCGCCCGATGGATGCGCACGCTGGTCTTCCGGCCGCCGGTAAGCCGAATGTTGACTGAGCCGTACTTGTTGCTCACCCCCGCACCCCACTCTACACACTCATCGTCCAGGCCGACGCCATGTCCGAGCAGACTCGCGAGTTCCTCCACGGCTGCCCCGACTTCCACCGCGACGACGCTCCGTGGGTGATGGGCTCGAACCCACTTGCCCACTGATAGTGACTGCTCTCTCGACAGCCTCACGATAGGTTATCCCTTCCCACTGCATCAGGACTTGGACCGCGTTCCCTTTGGGGCAGTCGGCGGCGTGACAGTTGAACACCTGTAGCTGCGAGTTGACCGACGCGGAGGCGTCGCTGTCGTCGTGGAAGGGACATCTGTAGGACTTCCATCCGAGGCCCTCAGCCACAGAAGCTCCGCCAAATGCTTCCAGGACTGGCCCAATGGGGAAGAGTGGGAAGTCACTCGTTCCCTTCCCAGATGATCCCCTCACTGAAGCCTCCTCGGTCACGCCTCTTGATCAGCCTGATCTGCTCCAGGGAGCCAACGCCGCCGTACGTGTCAGCGATAGCGTTGACCACTTCCTTGATGTCGGCCAACTCTGCCATGATGTCATCTCGGTCACGAGCCGAGCGAAATTCCTCAACTTCTTCGTACAGCTTCTCGATGAGGGCCGCCCTGAACTCCACTCCGATCACCTTGTGGGTGATCGGAGTCTCACCAGACTCTCTGATGATGTCAGGAATCTTGTCCCTGACGAGCTTACTCATCTCGCTTCCTCCACGCTTCCGTTCCCCGCTCTGGATGACGATGGCACCGGCCATCGTCTTTGCCGAACCGGGTGATGTCAGGCTTGATCGGTACTCCACAACGGCAGGCTGGCCGCACCTCTCGGTAGATCACTCCTTCTCTCCTTGACGCTGGAGTGCGAGCTTCCAGACTTCGATCTCGTCCTCTGCGTCGACCAGCCATTCGGCGAGATCCCAGGCAGAGTTCTGATAGTACTCCTCGATCCGTTCATCACGGTTCACTGCGACCTCAACTCCTTGATCACCTTATGCAGGCGGGCTATCTCCTTGCGCTGGTAGGTCAGCCTGTCCCGGGGGTACTTCTCCTCAAGCAGGTCGGTCAGTACCTGGAGCTCCTCGCTCTCGTCGTAGTCGCCAGCTTTCTTCATGACTGCGATCTGGTTCTTGAGCTTGGCGATCTCCGCGTTCCGGCTGGCCACCTCTCGGTTGAGTGAAGTGATCTTATCCTTCAGGATGTAGCTCTCCCCAAGGACCGCTAGCATCATGCCCTTCATGCCCTGATAGGACTCGGGGAACTCGCTCACTTGGCCCACCAGAATCCACGGTTGCGAGCCTCTGCCGTGATGCCGGTCAGGGCAGACCGCAAGGTCTTGGCGTGATGACTGTCGCCGTACACCCACTCGTCGTCACCGTAGTGCACCTTGTCGTACAGCACGTCATACACTACGTTCAGTTCGTCGTCACTCAGATGCATCAGGCTTCACCTTTCCGATAGTGGTGTAAGCGGGAGGATTGCGCAAGTAGTCGGCCCCGCGAGAGAAAACTTCAGGATCATCTCTGAACCGCCCGACGATAGTGTTGCAGCTACCGCAGAGAAGCCCCCGTACGAATCCTGAATCGTGATCGTGATCGACTGACAGTCGTCGAGTTCTGCCAGTGCCTCGACGGCAGATATAGCAGCGGCCTTCCTGGCCAGCATAGAGCTCATCGTATTGCTCCAGGGTAATCCCGTAGGTCTTGAGGATCCAGCGGCCGTGAGCGAGGCGCCTAGAGGCCTTCTTGGCCTCTCTGTGGTGGGTGGCGCAGCGT